GATCCGCTGGTGGTGAACGCCGACATGACAATCATCGGCGGCCACCAACGCCTGACCGTAGCGATGGACCTGGGTTTCTCCGAGGTGCCCTGCGCCGTGGTGGACGTGGACAAGACCCGTGAAAAGGCGCTCAACATCGCGCTCAACAAGATCACCGGCGCTTGGGACGAGACCCTGCTGGCCGAGCTGCTCAAAGACATTCAGGACAGCGACTTCGACCTCGGCAAGACCGGCTTTGACCCTCCGGAGATCGAGACGCTGTTCAATAAGGTCCACTCCAAGGACGTGGCCGAGGATGAGTTCGACGTGGAGGCCGAACTGCAGAAGCCGGTGTTCTCCCAGCTGGGTGACCTGTGGTTCCTCGGCAGGCATCGCGTGATCTGCGGCGACGCCACTGGCGAGGAAATCTACACCCGCCTGATGGACGGCCAGAAAGCAAACCTTGTGCTGACGGACCCGCCCTACAACGTCGACGTAGAGGAGACCGCAGGCAAGATCATGAACGACAACATGGGCGATGCGGAGTTCTACAACTTCCTGCTCTCCGCCTACCGCTGTATGCATGCCAACCTTGCCGACGACGGCTCCATCTATGTCTGGCATGCCGACACTGAAGGGCTGAACTTCAGAAAGGCATTCAAGGACGCAGGCTTCTACCTCTCCGGCTGCTGCATCTGGAAGAAGAACTCGTTGGTGCTGGGCCGCAGCCCGTACCAGTGGATTCACGAGCCCTGCCTGTTCGGTTGGAAGCAGAGCGGCAAGCACCAGTGGTACAGCGACCGGAAGCAGGTGACGGTCTGGGAGTACGACAAGCCGCGCTCCTCCAAGGACCACCCGACGATGAAGCCCGTGGCGCTGATGAGCTACCCGCTCCGGAACAGCACCATGACCAACGGCATCGTGCTCGATCCGTTCCTCGGCAGCGGCTCCACGCTTATCGCCTGCTGCGAGACGGACCGCGTCTGCCGGGGCATTGAGCTGGACCCGAAGTTCGTGGACGTGATCGTCCAGCGCTACCGCTCGTGGTGCGAGGAGCACGGGGCTGATGCAGATGTGTACGTCCTCCGGGACGGGCAGAAACTGACCTTCGACGAGGCTGTTGCGGCTCTGGAATAGCCGTCTACTATGGCCAGTTTTGGCCCGAAATGATTGTGCAGATTATGCTCAAATACAACTTGATATGTGTGCCGAGTAGAGCGAATATGACACTACCAAAAGGGCCAAGCCCTGCGGAATTTACATTACGGAGGAACCTACCATGACGAACAACAAACTCTACCTCGACTACAATGTGACCGGCTCCGAGCGCCAGCGCCTCGTCCGCGCCATCAGCCACTTCAACGGCCACGACGCCAAGTACCTCGGCGCACCGACCTTCGCCTACGAGGTCGGCGGCTACACCATCGACAAGGCCGGATGCGTCTGGTTCGACGGCGACGGCGACGGGGTGGACATCGAGTGCCTGATCGCCACGCTGGTGGAGCAGGGCTTTGTGGCGCAGGTCAGCAACCTCGGCTGCAAGGATGACGAGCCCGCCGAGGAGCCGCAGCCGGAGGCCGCCGAGGAGCCGGAGTCCGAAGCGGAGCCCGCGCAGGCTGAGGACGGCCTGACGATCAGCATGCCGCTGGACGGCTTCAACCCTGACAGCCTCGACCGGCTGGTCAAGCTGGTGGACAGCAAGGCCACCCTGATCAAGAAGGCCCTCGGAGCCTGCCGCCTGACCATCCACACGGACGGCGACCACGTTTCCTTCCCTTGGTGGGATCGGATGCCGGAGCCGGAGGAGACCCAAGCCTACATGAGCTTCATCGCCGCGATCAGCAAGATGGCGAAGGTGGCTAAGCGGGTGACGGCCACCGAGAAGGAAGTCGAGAGCGAGAAGTACGCCTTCCGGGGCTTCCTCCTGCGGCTCGGCTTCATCGGCAACGAGAGCAAGGCCCAGCGGAAGGTCCTCCTGCAGAGGCTTTCCGGCAGCGCGGCCTTCCCCAACAAGGAGGCCGCCGACGCCTTCAACGCCGCGCAGAAAGCTAAGCGAGAGGCAGCCAAGGCCGCCGCCGAGTAAGGCGGTGCGTAATGAGTCAGCGTAATGTCCTCTTCTCAGAAGTCGGGATCACGAGATATGCGGGTCTTTCCAATGAGGAATTGATCCGCATCATCTCAGAAGCCGAAGAGCCTAACCCCGACGCCTACATCCAGCTTTTCAGAAACCTCGCTCCCATCATCCTGCACGAGGCGGCTTTTTACCGGCACAAGATGGACATCTACGACACGGACGACTTCCTCCAAGAAGGCATGATCTTGGCATGGCAGCTGGTCACCAAGGAGAAGTATCAGGGCAAGGATTCCGATTATCCCAACCCTGCCAAGTTCTCGAAGTTTTTCTGTGTCGTGATACGAAGACGGCTGGCAAGGATATACGAAAACTACATTCTAAGGAATCCGGTGTATGTCTGGGAAGAGGTAGATTTGAAAGGAAACGCGACCCGCATCCTTGCGAAGAGCTACCAAGCGGAATACTACCGCGAGCAGCGACGCCAATGGGATCGAGCCCGGAGGGAGAGGCTGAAAGCCGCCGAGCCGCCGAAGCCGGAGCCTCCTCCGAAGCCGCAACTGACTCCGGAGGAAAAGATGACGAGGCTTATCGCCAAGCAAAAGGAATACTACAGAACGCATCCCGACAAGCTGGAGGCCCGACGCGCTCATGCGAGAGCCTACCAGAAAGCGCGGTATCAGGCACAGAAGCTGGCGGTATTCCGTCAGATCCAAGAATCAGTGAAAAAAGAGGGCAAAGAATGATGCGAATTCCGAACGAAGCAACAATCGCTCAGCTCCGCAGGAACTTCCCAGCAGGCTGCCGAGTGGAGCTCCTGCGGATGGATGATCCGCAGGCTCCACCCATCGGTACCTGCGGCACGGTGATCGGAGTGGACGACATCGGCTCCATCATAGTCGATTGGGACAACGGCAGCGGCCTGAACGTGGCCTACGGTGAGGACGCCTGCAGGAGGATTGACCATGACTGAGAAGGTACGCGATCAGATTCTGGCCATCCGGGATACGGGCCTCACGAACATGTTTGACCTGAACGCGGTCCAGCGGCTGGCCTACGACAGGGACTTCTACGAACTGGTCATGTTCATTGAGGAGAACCGGAAAGAGTACGTGCATTTCATCCTGACCGGCGAGTGCTGATCGGGATGCGCCAAAGGAGCCTGCGGGCTCTTTTGGTCGTATGTGTCAAGGCTCTTGCCCGGTGGACGCGATGAACGCTCCCCATGCTATGAATTCCTCCGGAGTTGGGACGGCTCCGGCGCGAGGTATCCGGTCCCACACGGTTTGGACCTTTGGATCGGGATTGGACATTCCTGCGCGGATTGCCTCCTCGATGCTTTCCCGGACGTGGGCCTCGGATACGCCTTCCTCGACGGCGATCTCCGTGATGATCCTTCCGATGCCGTCCAGCACTTCTTTTGACAATTGCGTTCTCATGAGATGAGACCTCCTTCTGTTTGATGGGACCATCATACAGCAGGCCCAATGTCAGAGTCCGTCGAAAGCTGTCGAGAATAATAAAGTGTAAAAAGCACAGGTTTTCCGCTACATCCTTGTGCAGATTATGCTCATAAATAACTTGCTATATGGCCGGAGTAGAGCGAATATGTCACTACCGAAAGGGCCACGGCCCTGCGGAATTCTACACACGGAGGTCACCGACCATGCTGAACACCAATAACACCTACTTCGAGAACCTCAAGCGCATCGGCCACGAGTACGAGGCGGCCCGCGTTGAGCGGAAGGCCCGCAAGGAGCAGATCATTGCCGAGCACGGCTGGGACAGCGAGGAGCTCAAGGCTTGGTACGCTGAGGACGCCGCTGCGGTGTTCCCCTTCCCGCAGGGAGCCTGCAAAGCCTACCGCGCTTGGGCGCAGAGCCTCAGCCGCAAGGAGGACGAGGTCGAGATGGACGACTTCCTCTGGGAGCAGGAGATCGCGGACTTCGTGAACGCGCTCCGGGAGGCCGGGATCGCCACCCTCGTTTACACCAACCAGTCGACCGCCTGCATGGAGAACCTGCACCAGCTGGCCGCCGCAGGCTGCACGATGCAGGGCCTTTGCACCATCACCCGCCACGAGACCCGCTGGGGTGACGAGGAGCCCACCGAGGTAATGGGCATCCGCTTCAGCCTGAGCTGAGCACCGGCCACCACCCAGCCGAACCACGGAGCCTTCGGGCTCTGTTGGTCGTTCATAATGTACACAATCCGGGTCCTGAATGATTGTGTAGATTATGGCCGATCACAGCGCAGAAATGACTTGCTATATCCTCCGAGTAGAGCGAATATGGCACTACCGAAAGGGAAAACCACATTACGGAGGTACACAAAAATGACAGAGCTTCAGAACTTCCTCGACGGATTCGGATTCGGGATCAGCGTTGAAAAGCTGGCGGACAAGGCATACCACCACATGGCGGCCTTGGGCCACAAGGTTTGCATGGTCAACGAGCGCTACCTTGAGGTCGACGGCACGACCTACCTTTTCAGCAAGAGCCGCAAGCACGGACGCTGGATCGCCAAGGCTTTTTGAGGAGGGACAGCCGGTGTGGAGTGAAGCGACATTCGGCATCCCAGACTTAAAGGCCAAGGACCCGAAAAAGTACATCCCTTGCCTTTGCCGAATGAATCGTTCCGATGAACCCAGCGAAGAGGACGGAATCAACGGTGGCAGAATCAGCGAGCTAACGATCAAGGTCGGCGGCAGAATCACCTGCAAGTATGTCAGGGGCTGGGTGAAGGAGCCTGAAGACACACCCACCAAGATTGCGATCCATATTCTTCTGGAACAGTACAACTGAGGACGGTTGATCCCAAGAAACGCGGCCCACGAGGGCTGTGTTTCTCGTCATAATATGACCAGTTTCGCCTCCGAATCCTTGTACATATTATGCTCAGAAAGTACTTGCTATTCAGGCCGATCAGAGCGAATATGTGACTACCGAAAGGGAAAACAAACAAACGGAGGTACACGAAAATGACGATCAACGAGGCCATGAGAAACTACAGGCTGCCGAACCCCACCACGCCGGAAGACCTCGAATGCCGCTGGAGCAAGGTCCTGAAGTTCGGGGACAAGGTCCTCCTCGCCGGGTACTACTACAATGGCAAGAACAAGCCCAGCTACTTCGGAGCGGTTTACGAGTTCCTCGACGACGACCACAGCTGCGAAGGCACCATCGGGCTGGCGGTGGCCAGCGAGGTCGAGTTCGAGGACGACGGCCACGCGATGGCTTGGGCCATGCGGCAGTAAGGAGGCAAACATGAACGCGATTGAGGAACGAACCTACACCCTGACGGACGACGCCTGCTCCCTTGCCGCCGAGATCTACGACGCGCTTGAGACGATCCGATACGACCCGGTTGGGGCGACGCCGGACGACGTGGAGTTCATGAAGGAGATCAACGGGCTGCTCCGGCAGGCGCTTGAACGGGCCAACAAGGTCAAGGCGAACGTCGGCAGAGGATGAAGCAAAACTGAAATACAGCAGGAACCGAGCCGCGAGGCTCTGTTCCTCGTTATGTCGAAGGTCGCGCCGGTGACGGCGGCGGCTGTTTTTTATTTCCCAGAGAGGAGGTGTGCCTATGGCTACCAGAGGCAGAAAGCCCACGCCCACCGCGATCAAGGAGCTGGAGGGCAATCCGGGCAAGCGCAAACTGAATGACAAAGAGCCTAAGCCGGAGCGGAAGGCTCCCTCCTGTCCGAAGTGGCTGGAGCCGGAGGCCAAGAAGGAATGGCGGCGGCTGGCCCACAAGATGGAGCTCATGGGCGTCCTGACCGAAGTGGACATGGCGGCCTTCGCCGGTTACTGTCAGGCATACGCTCGGTGGAAGGAGGCCGAGGAGTTCATCACCCAGCACGGCACCATCGTGAAAACGCCGTCCGGCTACTGGCAGCAGGTGCCGCAGGTTTCCATCGCCCAGACCTACCTGAAGGTCATGAACCGCTTTGCCGAGCAGTTCGGCCTGACGCCTGCATCCCGCTCCCGCATCGTGGCGGACACCACGGGCCGGGACAGCGAGGATGAGATGGAGGCCCTGCTGGGAGGTGACGGCTGATGGCGCGGGAGAAACGGCCTGCGGACTATCCAAAGCTGAAGGACTACCGGCCCACGCCGTTCATGCTGGATACTTCTCATTACGATAAGAGGAAGGCAGACCGGGCCGTTCGTTTTATAGAGAACCTCAAACACACCAAAGGTAAGTGGGATGGAAAACCGTTCTGGCTGCTGCCGTGGCAGGAACAGATCATCCGGGACATTTTTGGCATCGTAGATGACCAGGGCCATCGGCAGTTCCGGACGGCCTACATCGAGATCGGCAAGAAGAACGGCAAGAGTGAGCTGGCCGCTGCCGTTGCGCTGTATCTGCTTTATGCGGACGGCGAGCCCGCTGCCGAAGTCTACGGCGCGGCGGCGGACCGGCAGCAGGCGTCCATCGTTTTCGATGTAGCTAAGCGCATGGTGGAGAAGTCGTCTGCGCTGCTGAAGCGGTCCAAGATCGCTGCCGCCACCAAGCGCATCGTGAACTACACCAATGCCGGGTACTATCAAGTGCTGTCGGCGGAGGTCGGTACCAAGCATGGCCTGAACGTCAGCGGCCTCGTTCTGGACGAGGTCCACGCCCAGCCCAACCGCCACCTCTACGACGTGCTGACGAAGGGCTCCGGCGATGCGCGGGAGCAGCCGCTGTACTTCCTGATCACGACGGCTGGCACCGATAAGGAGAGCATCTGCTATGAGCTCCATACCAAGGCGCTGGATGTCCTCGCAGGCCGGAAAGTGGACCATTCGTTTTACCCGGTGGTCTACGGCCTTGCCGACGACGAGGACTGGACCGACGAGGCCAACTGGTACAAGGCCAATCCCTCCCTAGGTC